GGTTTTCACTGCTAAATTGAAAGAAGAGCTTGAGGCTCAGTTCAATGAAGCTGTTGAATTAAAGGCCAACTCTGTTGCCGACGCTAGATTAGAAGAGGAAATCGAAGCACTCAATGAAAAGTCTGAAAAGCATATCGACTTCTTGACTGAAAAGGCAGAAGAATATGTTAAAATGAAGCAAGATGAAATGCTTGAGTCATTGGATAAGTACCTAGACCGTATTGTTGAGGAATTCGTTTCTGAAGCTAAAGATGCACTTGATGAATCAGTTAAGAGCGAGAAGGCTGACTTGGTCATTGAAGCATTCGATTCTATGCTAATTGCTGCAGGTGTCGATGTTGCTAAGATTATGGAAGCTAAGGATGAAACAGCAGTTCATGAGGAACTTAACAAGAGCAATGCTAAGTATGATGCTATTGTTGAAGAGGTTCTTGAGCTTAAGGAAGAAAACGAGAAGCTTATTAAGCTTGGCGTAATTTCAGAGCTTAAGGAAGGACTTTCGATTGTTGAGGCTGAGAAGTTTGAGAGGCTCGCTAATCTTGTCGAGTTTACACGTGATGAAAAATATGCGGATAAGCTTGAGACGATTAAAGAATCAGTTATTGGTTCTGTTAAGAAAGAAACAAAAGAAGAACTGAACGAGGCTGATAAGAAAAAGCCTGTTTGGGCTCATCTTGTATAAATAAAGATATATTAAATAGGAGAATAATACAAAATGGATAATATTGATACGCTTTTAGAAAGCACTAAATTTGCTCCATTGTCAGCATCTGATTCAATCTCAATGAAGCTTATGCTCGAGAATACTGAGAGAGAAACCGCTAACCTTATTAACGAGGGTACGCTATCTGGTGACGTTGCTCAGTTCACCCCAATCTTGATGCCATTAGTTCGTCGTGTTTATCCGACGCTTATCGCTAACGAGATCTTGGGTGTTCAGCCAATGACTATGCCAACCGGTTTCATCTATGCACTGACCCGTCAGTACACTGGTGATGCTGTTATTAGCGCTTCCCCTAACTCTGGTGCAATTCTTCTTGACTTCACCTTGACTGCTGGTACACTTACCGGTGGTGTTCTTGCTAAGGGTTGTGTTGTAACTGGTAACGTTACTGGTGCTGTTGGTACTGTTGACTACGTTGAGGGTACTCGTGCTCTTATCGTTGTAACTTCTGGTACCTTTGCTACCACCGATACCGCTGCAACTATCACTCAGTCTGACGGTACTACCGCATCAACCGGTACACTTGCTGTTACCGCTACCTATACCAACGAGGCTGCTTTCTATAAGATCCTTAATGGTTATAGTGGTTCATATCTAACCGCAGCTGCAGAGTTGCTTGGTACTGATATGAAGGAAGTTGGTTTCACCATCGCTAAGAAGACTGTTGAAGCTAAGTCCCGCGCATTAAAAGGTCAGTACACCGTTGAGATGTATCAGGACCTTAAGGCTCAGCACGGTCTATTGGCTGATGAAGAAATCATGAGCTTGATGTCTTACGAAATGCAGGCAGAAATCGACCGCGAGTGCGTTAACTTCGTTAATGCAACCGCTGCTCAGCTTGCTGATACTACCTTCACCGCTTCTTCTACTGACGGTTCTGGTCGTTGGGCAATTGAGAAGTATCGTACTGAGGCAATTCGTATTGCTAAGGAATCTGTTCAGATCGGTCTTGACACCAAGCGCGGTCAGGGTAACATCCTGGTTGTTTCGCCTAAGGTTGCTACCATGCTTGAGCAGGTTGGTACATTTAAGATTGCTGATCAGGCATCTAATGTGAAGCCACAGGTTTCAGGTGGTGTTGCTGGTACATTCGACGGACGCTATAAGGTTGTTGTTGATCAGTACGCAGTATCTGATTACTGCACCGTCCTTTATAAGGGTGCTGATCGCCGTGATGCTCTTGGATTCTTCGCACCATACGTACCTATGTCGTTCACCAAGGTAACACACCCTGATTCAGGTCAGCCTGCTGTTATCGCTAAGACTCGATATGCTCTTGACACCATCCCAGGTGTTTCTAGCCCAACGAGTACCGACCGTGCTCAGACCTATGCACGTTCGTTCGGTGTTAACTTCACTAATACTGTCCTAGCATAAGCTAAGTAGTAAAGAAGTACATTAGTACATTAGTACTAATGTACAAAGAAAAAG